AACAAAGCGGTTAAATTCTGGGTCTATTGGGAATTGGGTTGCCATGGGTTATTTCCTTGTGCTATGATTTAAGTTCACATTACACGCATGGAGAGTGCAGATGGATAAATACGATCAAGCAATTGAGTTTCTGAAGGGTGTGGACCCCGGTAGTTACTTTGACGAATGTGCAGAGCTGATGGAGGAGCTTCTGGCTCAGGCTGAGGCACGCAAGCCCAAGCCTGCGCGGTTCTCGACAGAAGAGCAAGCGTGGCTAAAGCAGTCAAGTGCTGGCGCTCGGTACTACGCAAAGGCTCGTGGGATTCTGTAATCATCGCTCGTCCGCCGCCATGGCGTTGATGTTGTAGCCAAGTGCAGCAAGTGCAGCGGCGGGCGTCATGCCTTGGCGGATCAAAGCCACGGCCTTTGGCCAATCAGCCTCACTGAAGAACCTGCGGGTCTCTTGGATGTCGCCGCGTGTGCCACCCATCTTGGAGTCGCGCAGGGCCTTCGCTCGAATTGCTGAACGCACATTTTCAGACTCACCAAGGTTCTGTGACACGGTGGGGGGCAGGTCCGCGAATGCGTTGAGCATGTCGGTGGTTGCCTCACCACTGTAGGGCGCGGTGGACAGCGGGCCTTCGGGGCTGCGCTTACCAACACCGGGGACATACCCCATGGTACTCAAGCTCTTCTCTTGCGACGACGGGAAGATCTCCTCCAGCCCCTTGCTGCTCTTGCGCATCGCCTTTGACGCATCCTTGGGGTTCATAGTGGCGTCGTATGGGAACATCACAGCACCACGGTTGCTTGCCGTCACGCCAAAGCCTTGAGGGCCTACTAGCTCATTCATCTTGGCCAACTGCTCAGACGTAGGCAGCATGCCTGCGCTTGGGTCGCTCAGTGCTTCTGGGTTGAGGTCACGAGTGTCAAGCACCATTGAGTTCTTGCCCTTGGTGCTTTTCATGGTGTTGGGCAGGTTGTACGCGCCAGCCTCCTGCGCATCCATTAGGGCGCGAAACTGCTCGGCTGCGTCCATCATCCTGCGTGAGTCTGGAGCCATCAAGCCGCCACCACCCGTTGGGAAGTCCATCAAGGGGCGAGAAATTGTCATGGGGTTGGTCTCAGTACCACCAAGGCTGTTTTGGTAATACCCCTCTGCTTGGCGCGTTGGGAGCTGGCGGTAACCTAGCGCACTGTAAATGGCGTCGCGGTTGCCTGCGCCCACCTCTGGGAATTCGTTTAGTGCAGCCTCGGGCGCAGGCATGTCAAAACGACCTTCGAGGCTGTAGGCAAGCTTCTCTTCGGGCGTCATGTTCAGGGCTTGTGGGACGTGGTTCAAACGCGCCCCGGGGATCTGCTCCGCCGTGGACGACGCCGCGTGCTTGTACATGTAGTCGCGGGCGGTGTTGTTGGCGTCTTGCAGGGACATCTTGATGCCCTCTAGCTCGTCGCCTTTGTACTGGCCTTTCTTGCCCCTGCTATACAGGTCCTGCGCCTTGCCATAGACCCATGGAACTTCTTGAATGTGCGGGCCTTGCCAGTCCGTGCGGCCACCAGTGCCTGCGGTGTTGGCGCGGTCCACTTGCAGCGCGGTCTCGGCGTCCATGAACGGGTGCATGGTGTCTGACACGCCAGCCTTCCACGGGTTGCCCTGTGGGTCGGTGTAGCCCATGCCTTGGGCACGGCGGAAGTCGTTCACACCGAACAGGCCTTCGTTGGGAATGCGTGGGTCGTTCTTGTTGGCGTATTCGCCGATCTTGAAGCCCATGTTGGCTGGGCGATCTTCGGCCACGGCGCTGTCAAGATTGCGCATGCCAGCACCACGGTAAGCCATCTGGGGGTCACCAGCGTTGCGGCTATTCAGGTGCTTGAGCGCAAAGGTCAACTCTGACTCAGGGCTTACGCCTGCGGAGTAGACGCCATGCTGCTCAAGCGTGCGGGGTAACTGGTAAGGCTCGCTGCTCTCGGCGATGCCCTGCTTGGCTCGGTCGTACCATGTGCCAAGGCGCTCAGGGTCTGCAAGTCGCACGGCCTCGACAGAGTCAGCGAAGTCGGTGTCCATGGCGCGGCGCATAGCACCAAGGCCTTGGCCACTTGTCACCGTGCGGGGTGCGCCGATGTAGCCTTCTGCTGTGGGCTTGAGGTGCTTGCCTGCTCGGGCTGCTTTGAGCACTGCCTCGTCGCCTTGGTCTTCGGCCATCTTGCGGTAGACGTCAGGGGGCACAGCCACGCGCTTGCCCGTTGACTTGGCTGGCTTGGCTGCTTGGTCCTCGGGGCTTTGGCTTGCGCTTTCCTTGGCGGCCTTCTCGACCTTCTTCTGGCGCACGGCCTCTTGCTCTTGCTTCTGGCCAAACTTGTCGATCACGGCCCGCTCTTCAGGCGTGCGGACCACGATAGGCTCAACGCCCTTGGGCGCTTTGCCCATGAGCTTCTCGAGGCCTTCCTTAACGATGTTCTTGACCTTGCCACCCTTGGCCATCTCGACGTCGCCCTTGATGGCTGACTCGGGCAGGATCATCTCGCCGATCTCACCACGCACGCGGTAGCCGGGTTCGTAGGGTGTGCGCTTGGCCTTGCCCGTCTCAGGGTCGATGATCTTCTTGCTGTTCCATGGCTCGCCTTCCCACATGAGCTGGTTGCCATGACGTGATCGCTCGATGACCTCATAGGGCGCTCTGTTCTTCTTGGCGCTGTCCTCGGTGAACACTCGCTGGCCCTTGTCGTATTTGTAATCGAAGGCGTCCATCTGCTTCTTGGCTTCAGTGGCGCGGCGTCGCACCTCGTCGCCTAGCGATGTGTGGAAGTCTTGCAGGTTCGTCAGGTCCTTGGCTGCGGTGACTGGGGCCTTCATGCCAGCGGCCTCGGCTGCGCTCTCAATTGCATTTTTGGCCATGCGCTTGATTGCGCCACCACCTGCGTACTTGTAGTCCTTCTTGTTGCCATACTGAGGCTTGCGTGCCAATACCAGCGGGCCGATCTGGATGGCCTCTTCGGCTGCCGTGATGGGCTTCATGCTGCGGCGGTCGTAGAAGTAGCCATGGCGCTCTGGGTCCATACCGACCTGTGCCCACTCTGGGTGGTCGAGGTACTCTTGAGCGCGGGCCATTGCGGTCGCCTCATCCATCGGGTTCCAGTTGCCCTTGATGGTGGCGATCGTGCCCTTGGGCTTGCCTGCTGCAATGCTGAGGGCTGCCTTCTCGGACATGCCGAACGTGGGGTTCATCACGCCAGCGACGCTTTCATATCCAACGCGGTCGCCAGCTCCGAAGCCAGCGGCTTGGCGGTGAACTGCTGGAACCCACACGCCATGATCGCTGTAGGCAGGGATGTCAAGGCGCAGGCCCACTGGGTCACCAGCTTCGAGAATGCCCGAGGGTGTGCCGTACAAGTCGCGCTTGTCTGCCGTCAGTGCGTTGACTGCGTCATCTCTGCTGGCAGGCTTGGGCACAAACTCGTAGGGCTTGACGGGCTTGTATTTCTTGACGAGCTTCTCGTATTCGGCGCGGGTCATCTCGTCGCCCTGAATCTTTTGTGCGCCCTCTTGCAGCTCGGGCACGCGCTTGGTCACGTCCTTGAAGTGCATGTTGATGCGGTCGACCATGGGCTTCAAGCCATCGACCACGCCCTCGACTGCGTCCTTCACAGCCTTCTTGACTGCGCCGCCCTTGGCGTAGGCTGGGCCTTCAATGATATGGCCACCGTCGGCCATGTCAGGCACGGTGCTGAACACCTCACCACCAGAGGCAAACTTCTGCACCTTGCCGTGCCAGACGTGCTCACGTCCCCTGTGAGAGGATGGAACGCCACCACCAGCCATAGCCCACTCTTTGAGGGACTGGCTCTTCTTGGGAACCGAATCGGTTTCGATTAGCTTTAGCTTCGGTAAGTCAATGGTCTTGAGTTTCTTGAGCATGTTCTTGCCTGCCTTAAATGTGCTGTAGCCGCCGGGGATCAGGCCTGCTGCCGCGCCAGCGGTCTCGGCGGCTGCGTCAATGTAGTCACCGCGCTTGACCGAATCGCCTGCGTGGCCAAGGTCGCGAGCGCCTTCCTCAAGTCCCATGGTGGTCCCGACGAACGGCACGAAGTCAGCAATGCCCATACCCATGGGCAGGTTGCTGCTGTCGCCGCCTGTGATGGTCTGTGCGTGCTTGCGGGCTTTGTAGCGGTTGACACCTAAGCCCTCCATGCCGCCTTGGAGTGCTGAGGCCATACGCTCTCGTATGGTTGGGTCGTATGCCCGCATTTCGTCAGCCATGATCAGTGCCTTTCGCTTGTACCCCTGAATCATAAACGGTGGCATCTGTCAAGTCCACCCTCTGATTCAGCCAGCGCTCGAACATGTCACGCGCCCAGTCCTTGTCGACAGGCTCATTCCATGAGCTTATCAACTCAAAGCGATTGGCGCACATTTCGACGCGGGCAGTTTGGTTAGATTGCATATGGGTTCACCCTTCGTACTCGGCCAGTGTCGGCGTAATCGTCTTCGTCCCATGTGTCGTCGGGCAGCGGGTCGATGTCCAGCCAGCCAGCGTCGCGCAGGTAGCGCAGGGCTTGGGTGCAGGCGTCCACGAGGTCGTCGTGCGTGGTCTCAGGGAATGAGCAGATCTGGCTCACGAAGCCCTCGGCCCAGTCCTTGACGTAGCCCTTGCGGTTGTCGCTCTCAGGAATCCACACCCGGCCTCGGGCGATGACGTTGGACACAATGTTCAGGCGCTGGAGCTTGTCCGCCCTGCCGGGGTTGTAGGCGCGGACGGGCAGGTGGGCACGTTGCAGGTCTTGGATCAACGAGATGCCCGCCGACTTGTCCTCGATCAACAGCAGGTCAACGCGCTTGCGGTCCTTGCCCTCACCGAAGACGGTCTCGTACTCCTCGATCACCTTGGGCCTCAAGTCAGGGTACATCATGCGCTCCTGCCAGCAGTCGATGATCATGGCCGACATGGGGCCGTCCTGCGGCTTAAACACCCCGAAAGTAATGCAAGCGGTCGGGTCGTTCTGCGCCTTCTCTGATGTGGCCACATCGTAAGACTGCAAAATGTACTCGAACTTGGGGAAAGCACGTCCTGCGGGCCAGAGCTTGAACATGTCGCGCTTGACGATGCCGCCCTCCTCGGGGTCGATGATCTCGGCGTAGATTTCCTGCCGCCCGAGCTTCGTGCCCTCATAAGCAAGGATCTGCTTTCTGAAGTTGTCGGACAGGTTGCCAAGGTTGGCGTAGGTCGAGGCGGTGGTCACCACCACGTCGTCACCCTCGCGGCCCATCAGCTCGATGATCAGGTCCTTGGGGCGGGGCGTCGTCGTGCAAATCATGCGGGTGCGCTTGCCCAGTCGCATTCCGAACTGGATCTGCGCCCATGCCTCGTCGATATAGTCCCACGCGGCCAGCTCGTCGCACCATCCCCCATGGAACTGAGGACCCCGGAAGCGCTCAGGCTCGCTGGCCGGGATGCCCTTGATCAGCGACCCGTTGGTCAACCTCAACTCGTGCGCGGTCTTGTTGTAGTCGGCCACCAGAGACTTGGGGATGACGGTGATCAGGCCTGAGTCACCCTCAAAGCATGTGGCTCGGACGTCAGCGCTCGTGGGGGCGGCCACCAGCCAGCGCGTGCCGGGGTTCTCATATGCCCACCACGCGATCTGCTCGGCTGCCGTGCGGGTCTTGCCTGCTCCACGGCCAGCCAGCATGAGCCAGATGGACCACCACTCGCCCGGGGGCAGCGTCTGGTGCTTGTGCTGGGTCTTGAACCATGACATGCGCCATGCCCATGCAAGCCGATACTCGGGGCTGGCCAACGCAAGGTACTTCTGCGTCTCC